ACTTGGTAATTGTGCTCGTGCTCCCCTACCTGACCAAGAATTGACTATGAATGTAAGATACAATGATAGATTTGAATTTTCTATTGATAGATCTAACAAGGCAATGCTTTTCCATACCACTCAACAGGCAGAGGGCAAGGTGCCTATGGTATTGAAGGACGAATATGCCAAACAGGGTACTACTGCTTCACCAAAGAATATGTTGACCACTGATACATTTGAAGGACACGCACAATCTAGTGATATTGGATTATATGGTAATTTCAATTGGACTGCTGTAAAACCTAATCGCAATGAGAGGATTAATAATCAGGGTATTGATCTAATTTACAAGAATCCTAATCTCCCAGCAGGTAATTATACTCTACGAGCATATTTAGAATTATTGAAGGTTGCAACAATTCAAGACGGACAATTTAATTGTTATTTTGCATAAAAAAATAAAATATAAATTTATATAAATGATAAAAGAAATTTTGAAATATTTTGAATGTGATAAATATAAAAAATTATATGAAATTGAAAAAGAAAAATATGAAGAATTAGAATTTTATGTTCAACAATTAAATAATCAACAAGAAGAAATTGTAGATTTATTAAAGAAAAAAAGAGAATTAAGATCTTTAAAAAATAAAGTGGCAGGGGTAAAATTTGAAAAATAAAGTTGTAAATGACCAACTCAAAAATTAAATTATTTTAAGAATTTACTTCAACCAAATTTAATATTTTTTTATTTATTTTTTTTATTGTAAATATTTTATATAATATTAATATAAAATGAGTTCTTATTGGAGAAATGACGCAAAGATTCAAGTAAAGCAAATGCAAATTTCTGTGCCTTCTGTAAATGGCAGGTCTTATTCAGGGGTTGCTGGGCAGAATGGTAGGAGAGTAGATTTTGAAATTCCCCCAAATGTAAAATTTATGGACGGCAAGAATAGTTATTTACAATATTCTGTAAAACTAGGTAAAGGTGCTGTACCCACTCGCCTTCAATTAGATCCTTTTATTGGTGGGCAGTCAGTAGTGAAAAATATTCGAATTTACACTGGATCTAGGGGCGTTTTGCTTGAAGAAGTGACTGATTACAATGCAAAAGTTCAAATAGAATATTCATATAATCAAGACGAATCAATGAGAAAATTAAGAGCACTCAAAGAAGGCACACTTGTATCTACTATTGAAAATCGTGGTACTCTTGGCACCAGTGAAAGTAATTTAATTGATACAAGGACTAACCCATATCACAAACCTGTTGGTGTTGTCCCTGCTGGTCGTGATTGGGGCACACCAGACGATTTTGTGACTGCAAAATTATCTCTACCTATTCACACTGGTATTTTTGCTGATAGTGATAAAATATTTCCTGTAATGCTTACACAGGGATTATACATAGAAATTGACCTTGAAGATCCTGCCAAATTTATTAAACAATTAGATAGTGTTAATCGTCACCGCAGAGTCCAACAGAATCCTCTATTTCACGGCACAGACGACGCTGGTGCAAATTGGTCAGTAGGTGCTGACGATATTACAGAAATATTTTTAACAAAAGATAATAATATGCTTTCTGTTGAAAATTGCCCATTTGTCAAAGGGGAGACCATAGGATTTTGTGAAAAAGGAGACATAAATAAACAGGCAAATATTACAAAGGCAGACGGCACTATTTACCACCCAAAAATTACTGATATTACAATTGACAACAAATTTGTAAAACTTACAATTGAAAGTTCAAGAAATACCAGTTCTTCTGCTACTAATCAATCTGCCACAATTACAAGTGGCAACTGGATTGTTTACAGCACAGCAATAGATAATAAGAGAATTTCCTATACTGACGGCAGTGCAATTGCTCAATTACCAGCACTTACTAAATATGACGCAACAGCAGAATTTACTGATTTTGAAATTGTTGTTCAGCAGGTAGAATTAGATAGTCGCTATGAATCAGGTATGGTTGCAAAAATGAAAGAAGGAGGGGCAATTGAATTAGATATATTAAGTGCCACTAATTACAAGCATTCTCTACTCAAATCCAATAGAAACGCAACCATAAATTTCCCAGTATCGAATACTAGGGCAAAATCTTCCCTAATAGCATTAACAGACGCAAAGGTTTACAATAGTGCCCAATTAATTGGTTCTCTTGGTGATACTTACCAAGAAGAGACACTTTCTATGGACGGACACTTACATAGTATCAGGACTGGGCAGGTTGGGATCATTGACGAGTTGACCTCGTATCAGTTTGTGATAGACGATAAATTAGTACCGACTCGTCCTATCGTTGTATCTAAAATTAATAAGGGTAAATCTATTTCTGCTCAACCACTTATTGAATTAGAAAAAGCACTAAATCAGGCAAAGATTGTGCCTAGATCTTTCTGTGATTACAACAGAAATTTCATTATTGGTCGTGCCTATGCTCTCAATGACGGAGTCGCAAATTTAAATAATAAATCTAATCAGTTACAATTACTATACAATGAATCACTTGTAGACGGCACCGATAAACCACCACAGCACGATAAACTTGCAATGTGCTTTGTTTACCACCTTCGCAGAATTCTTATCAAGGGTAATTCAGTTTCTGTTGTCCTATAAAGGATATAAAGAATTATTATCTATATAATTTGTATAAATAATAATGAGTGAAAAAAAATATACAATTCAATTAACATTTGAAGAATTAAGACATATTCAACAAGCAATTAATATTAGAAGTATGCATTATGAAAATGATTATGTTGAAGAAGCATATAGTGAAGAAGATATAGAATATGAAAAAAAACAATATAAAATTGTACAAAATTTAGATAAAAGAATTACAAAAAAAATTAATAAACTTTGCAATTAAATTTTAATTAATTTTATTTTTAAAAAAATATATACATTATAAATAAATGTATAATTCAAAAAAACCTGTTAAAAAAAAACCTGTTAAAAAGAAAACTTTAACAGAAGCACAGGAGAAAAGGTTAGAAAAACACGCACAACACCATACGAAAAAACATATAAATGAAATGAGAAAAGATATGTTAAATGGTATGAGTTTTAAAATGGCACACGAAAGGGCACAAAAAAAGGTAGGCAAATAATTTATTATTCTTCTTGTGATTCTTTTACATAATTATTTAATGCAGTTGATTTGCTATGTCCCATTATTTTATTATCCTTTTCAAGTTCTTTTTTCATATCTCCATATTTTGAAGATAAATAAATTTTTCTTAACATTGTACTTGAAATATTTTTATTTAAATATTTTTGACTATATTTCAATAATATTTTTGATAATTCAATTCTTGTGATTGGTTTGCCAGTAGAAGTTTTAAACAAAACTCCCATACCATTTATTCTTAAATAATACCTTAATAATTTTTTTAAATCTTTATCTTCAATTGGTAAATCTAATTCTTCATATTTTTTTGAAGTTTTATATTTATTCATTACAAAAAATAAACCATTTTTTTCAACAACTAAATAATTTTTTGATTTCTTTTCTTCTTCACTTAATTTATTATATGCTCTTTTTTGTATTGCCTCCATTTCTGCTAGATCATTTCTAAATGGCATTCTTGAATGAATAAAAAATAATACATACGCTTGTAATAATTGCATTTCTTTTTTTGTAATATCTTCTTTATTTTTCTTTTTTATTGGTTTTAAATCTTCTGCCATTTTATTTAACATACCATAAACCTCTTCTAATGTGGCAAAATTTTTAGATTGTTTATCACTAATAATACCTGAATTATTTTCTTCTGTATATTGATCATTAAATTCGTCACGAATTTTACCATATTCTTCAATTAATTTATCATATTTGCCGTCGTGATTCAATGCCAATAATAATACAACAATTGCATTCAAAAAATTTCTTTGAGATAAATAATGTTTATCTTCTATTTTTTTCATAACTTCTTTTGGATTAGATAAAAAATCATAATTATCTGTTTCAAACATTTTTTTTAATTTTAACAAATTTGTCTCATATTGTTTTATTGTATTATCCTTTAAATTTGGTCTTGCCTCCTTTATATCCTCCTTTAAATCTTTTGTCATTATTTTCATATTTATAATATAAATTTAGATTATTTTTTTATTTAAAAAACGAAAAAAAAATTATAAAAAAATCGAATAATTATAAATTTAATTACTTCTGCCAATTGCTGTGGTGACTGACTGGGTTACTGCCTGACCTCGTGCTTGACTTGTAATATCCTGTTCAGTTTTTTGTTGTGTTTCTTCTTCTTCTTTAAAATCCCCAGCAGTTTCAAGTGCCGTAGATCCAACAGAAACGAGAGCACCAAGACCTTCAAGACCAATACCTAGTGGAGTCCAAGAAGTAAGTAAACCTGCCACTTCTAATCCACTGCCAATAATATTACCAATATTACCAACTCGTGACATATTATTAGATCCATAAGTATCAGCATTAAATAATCCTTTACCTCGTTCAATATCCTTTGCAATATCAAGTGCTCCACCAACACCAGCAAGACCTACCTTTGCCAATCCAACAGCACCTGCCTTTGCCCCTGCCTTTAAACCTCCTTCAAGTAGTGCCTCGCTCCCAGTTTTCAACGCAGATTTTGTAGCGTCAGCACTGGTTTCAACACCACCCAATGCTCCACCAAGTAGACGCTGTCCTTCTTCACCAGCACCTTCAACTGCCCTTGCTTCGCTACTTGTACCTACCCTTGTTTCTCCTAGTAATTCAGGGGGTGGTTCATTACCACCAGCAAAGAATGTTTCTCTACTACCAGCACTTATAACTTGGTCACCCATTCTGCTTTCAAATATGCCCCCTGCTGTTTTCACAACAGATCTATCACCTATTTGACTGATTAACCTACTGCCGTCAGGATTTAAATTTTTCTTGGCAACTTCTTGCAAAAATTCACTCTCACCCACAGGTAATTCTCTAAATCCTGTGGCACCCACTTTATTACTTTTAAATCCCTTTGCCAATAGATCACTTCTTGCTTTTGCACTAGTAAGTAACTTACCCCCAGCAGTAGCACCACTTACCAAATTTGCCTGATTCTTGCTCTGTGCGTCTTGGTCATTTTCTGCTCGTGCTGTATCTAGTTGTTCTGCAAGTGAATCATTAAATTGACTTGCTAATAAATTTGCTTGTCTCGTTGATTCTGCTTGTGCGTTTGCTTGACCGATTGACATACCACCGCCATATAAATCCATTTTATATTTATAATATATTTTTTATTTTTTATCATAATAAAAATAATTATTCTTTTTTAACAATTAATTCTTTTTCAAAGTTATGAAAAATTCTTGAAGGATTTGTAAATTTCATATATGCAAAATCATATTTATTTGGTGTTGCTTCTTTGTATAATTTTAACCAATTATCCTTGCCATTATATTCGTCGCCAAATTCTTCTGCCACTGCTTCAAGGTCTTTGGCATTTGGGAAAGGACTACCCACAATGAGGTCAGTAATATTCACCCTCAAAATTGGATCTAGGGCACCTTTGAATTTTTGACTGGAAATTACCAATAATTTTATATTGTAGTGTCTGCTACGAGTAGCCAACATACTTAACTCTTTATCCATGAGTCCAACTGAATCGTCTATAAATAATGCAATTTCAGGTGCGTCGTCACCCATTGCTAATTGATTTTCAATGATCCCCTGTATAATTTCAGGATTATATTGGTCAAATGTTGTAAACACCTTCTTTAAGTGACGAGACGATTTATCTACATTGATTGTAGGGGATAGTACATAAACCTCGTCAAATGCAGTCCCATTAGGTGATTTAGGATCACCCCACATTGAAGGGTTAAGAAAAAGGTTGACCGCTAATGTCGATTTACCTGTGTTGCGAGGCGACAATAAAACCAATACTGCACCCTTACCTTTTACACCCAATCCTATATCAGGTAAATTTGGGTGAAATTTTCTACCTTCTCCTTCATTTATATCTTTTATTGGCAATACTTTTGGAGCACTCATTTTATATTAAATAGATATATTTTTTTATAAATTTAAATTTACAAATTTAAGTTCTAGGTGGTATTATTATTTCAGGTTCAGGTTGTGGCACTAATTCTTGTGATTCTCGTAAATCTTGTGATTCGACCCTACTTAAAATTTGTCCTTCTTTTTCTAAAATTTCGTCTTCTTTCTTTAAAATTTTTTTTTGTTGATTTTTATTTTTTGTTTTATTTTTTAAATCTTTTGCTTGTTCTTTCAAAGATTTCATTTCTTCTTCATTTGGTGGTCTTCTTTCGCATTGGCATATCCCACATAAATTTACTTTGCAGTGACATTTAGATTGCCATATAACCAATAATAAACTGCCTACTGCTCCCAATATAAGTACAACAGCACCAGCAAATTGATCTGCTGACATTTTTTCAATCTGTATAATATCACCATTATCTGTATATTCACTCATATTTTATTTTATATAATTATTTTAATTTTCTTTGTCAAAAAATATATTAATTATAAATATATGCTATGGAGAAAACTTTTGAAATTAAACCGATAGATAAAGTGAATCAAAATTTACTTTCTATAAACCAAATGCTGAATCAAATGAAAATAGACATAGTATGTATCAAAAGTGAAATTTTACAAATAAAAGATTTTATTAAAGAAAAAGAGAAAAAAGAAGAATTTGTTAAAGTTGAAAAAAGTAGAGGTTGGTTTTATTAATATATTTTTTTTCTAATTAATATTATAAATGACTGATAATATTTCTATTTTAATACCCACTTACAATAGAAGAAATTTTTACCCTTTAATTGTAAGAAATTTAAAATGCCAAGATTATGACCACAAAAAATTGGAGGTAATAATTGACGACGATTCACCAATTAAATTAAATAAAGAAGAATTGCACCAATTACAAATTGCAATATATCCAATAAAATTAATTTATCTTAAATATCCACACAAAAGAAGTATAGGTGAAAAACGCAATAATCTTGTTAAAAATTCAAAAAATAAAATTGTATGTTTTATGGATACAGACGATTTTTACCAATCAACATATATATCACATTCTTATGAAACATTAAAAAAAAATAAAGTTGGTTGTGTAGGTAGTAATAAATTATTTATGTTATATGCTCCATATACAGGAGATAATGTATATTTTTTGACTTGTGGAGATAAGAAAGAATTAATACACGAATGTACAATTATGTTTACAAAAAAATGGTTCAATAGTTCTCCCAAATTTAATAAAGGTAGTTGTGGTGAAGGTAAAAAATTATTTGAAAAAAATATTAAATCAGTTGCATTAACTGATCCCACTATGTTAATGTTTCAATTATGTCACGAAAATAATACCATAGATAAATCACAATTCAAAGATAATAAAATTACAAATGTAGAAATAAATGAAGAAATAACTGAATTTATTTCAAAAGTGGTTGGGGTAAATTCTTGAAAAAAAAGATA